AGAAACAAAAACTTAAAGGTCTTGTTACTAGGCGCGCCCAGGAAATGAAGGTTTGTATGGGTGAAGTTGATATACAAGCAGAGTTAAACAAATGAAAGAGTGTAATCACAAAGAGAGGATACTGGTAAAGAAACCAAAGGCTGTTCTAAAGTCCTATTCCGCTCTAACTCTATTAGCCAACATCCTTATCGCAATAAGTGGTGTTGGCTTTTCATTGTTGGGCGTTATAACTGAAATGGATATGACTTACATCTTTTCGATTATGACTGTACTGTCTATATTCGGATTTGTGGGAAGGTTCATTCAGCAAGACATATCAGATGTTGAGAGTGATGGGCCTGTAGGCTTTAAGGGCGTCACTATACGGTTTGTTTGGTTCTTGAAGAGGCTAGCTAAGGATTCGTATCAGCGCGTCCGTAGCATGGTTCTAGGCTTCTTCGGAAAGGATGTAGAATAGATTCGGCATTGGAAACACTAAATAGCCTATAGATACCCAATTTCTATAGGCTACCTTTATCATGACCACAAACAAGTACATGAATAATTATTATGCTGAGAACGAACAGAACTTAACTGACTCTCTTATCATAGAAGCTATTCAAGCAAAGGGCGTTGATCTTTACTATCTCCCGCGTACACATAACAATTTTAATTTTCTGTTTGGAGAAGACCCAACCTCGTCTTTTGAATCTTGTACTGCTATCGAAATGTATTGCGCTTCGGTTAACGGATTCGGTGGAGACGGCGAGTTGATGTCTAAGTTTGGTCTTCAGATCAAAGATACAGCAACCTTCATCCTTAACAAGACACGCTTCAAAGAAGAGTTTCCGGGCGAGATTCGTCCAAAGGAAGGGGACATTCTATTCATGCCTATCACAAACGCAATCCTTGAGATTAAGTTTGTAAACCATGAGAGTCCTTTCTTTGAACAAGGCCGCCAGTTTGTATTTGAACTCCAGACCGAAACCTTCGAGCTTTCTCAGGAAGAGTTTGAAACCGGGAATACTGATGTTGACGAGTTTATCAAAGGTTTGATGGTAGATGAACCAGAAACTCAAGTTGAAGCTTTTGGTGATAACGAAGAGATTAAAGACCGGATGGAACCTCAGACTCGTTTCGACCCAAGAAACCCATTTGGAGTTAAGTGATGCCTATCCTAGAAGACTTTTTCTACCACAACACAATTGAGACTTACGTTGGGGCGTTCGGTTCCGTTTTTGATGAAATCAAGATTAAGCGTCAGCCCGTAGGAACTAAACCAGGGAAGTTAATTAAGGTTCCTATCGCCTACGCGGTTAAGCGTCGTTACGTTGTTAGGGATGAACAGAACCCAGATCCTAACAAGGCCCGTATTAAGAACCAGCTTCCACGCATGAGCTTTTCTATTGTCTCTATGCAAAAAGATCCTACAAGGATGCTTAACCGCATGGAACAGATGTTAACAGTAGGAAACCGCCAAAACGGTCTGTCTACGCAACGTGGTAGAGTTCCCTATAATTTTCAGATTCGGCTAGATGTTAAGACCAAGACAATTGGAGACATGCTTCAGATCCTAGAACAGATCCTAGTTTACTTCAATCCTTCGATTATTGTTAACCTTGTTGATAACCCGGATCTAGAAATGGAAACTGCGATCCCAATCAAACTCCAGAATAACTCTGGGATTGCTGATCTATTTGAAGGCTCTTTTGAAGACGATGAATCTATCGAGGCTTCTTTGGACTTTGAACTAGAAGGTTATCTTTACCTACCAACAAGCGAAGCTAAGGTTATCAAGAAGGTTACTGTTAACTATCACGATATGAAAACCAGAGAGCTTATCGATCAACAAGTCTTTACAGAGGATGATTTATAATGTCAAAAATGGATGATAAGCTGAGTGAAATACTCGGCCTCAAAGACGTTGGTGGTGATAGCCTAGACGACCAACTTGATAGTCTTCAAGACGAGGGCGCTCGCGAACCTTTTGAGGTTGTTGAATATAAAGAGGTTGAATCTAAGCTTGTTAACGTAACTGTTAACGAGGATGCGCTAGACGACTACAAACATAGCCGTAAGATTCTTTATGGCCTGATTGAACGTGGGACAGCTGCCCTAGAAGGCGCTCTGATGGTTGCTAAGGAGTCAGAGAACCCTAGAGCCTACGAGACTGCATCTAACATAATGAACAACGTTTCTCAGCTTACTAAGAGCCTCATAGAACTTCAAAAAGTTCTTAATCCGAAGGTTCCTACCAAGTCCGTTACAGCCGAGACGATAAACGTTCAGAACAATAATAATACCTACATTAATGAAGCTCCGGTCGATCCAGACGCCGGTGTAAACAATATGTTGGATTCGTTGGAAGATGACTAATGGCCGCAAGAGCTAAGTCAAAGAATTATCCCTTTGACGTTGAAGAGTTTATTAGAGACAACAAGGAACTTATCAAGAAGTATTTGAAAAAGAATACTGATAAGCTCTACATTGATGACTTTGATATAACCAAAGAACATTGCTATAAGAATAACCCTAACCTTTTGCGGGCTGGGGCTACATTCGATTACTCTACGATTCAGAAGCTTGAGTATATCAAGTGTATGAAGAACTGTAAGTATTTCACTAAGAAGTACATCAAGATCGTTTCTATTGACGTTGGTATTATCTCTTTTAAACTCTACAAGTATCAAGAAGAGTTGATTGACCTCTATCAAGGAAACCGTTTTGTTCTTAGTATGCAGGGACGTCAGACAGGTAAGACCCAGACGACTGCCGCCTTTATTACTTGGTTCATTCTGTTTACGCCTACGAAGACCGCTGCCCTGCTGGCTAACAAAGCTGCTCAGGCTCGGGAAATTCTTTCGCGTATTCAATTGTCGTATGAAATGCTACCTAAGTTCCTACAGCAGCCGGTAAAGGTTTACAACAAAGGTTCGATGAAGCTTACAAACGAATCTGAAGTATTCTGTGCGGCAAGTTCTTCATCTTCGATCCGGGGTCGTTCTATCGCCCTTCTGTATATTGACGAAGCAGCCTTCTTACCTAACGACATGGAATTCTACGAATCCACTTACCCGGTAATTTCTTCGGGTCTTGACTCTAGGGTAATTATCTCTTCGACTCCTAACGGTGCGAGGGGGTTGTTTTATAAGCTCTGGATTGAGTCTAAGGAAGGCATCAACAAGTTTAAACGTATGGAAGTGCCTTGGCACATGGTTCCTTGGAGAACTAAAGAGTGGGCCGAAGAACAAGTTTCTCAGACCTCTCAAGAGCAGTTCGACCAAGAGCACGGTTTGAAGTTCCGTGGTTCTCAGAACAGTCTGTTGGCTGGACACGTTCTTGAATTGCTACCTGTCTATAGACCGACGATGTATGGCGATCTAAAGATCTTTAATGAACCTGAGAAGGGACACAACTACTTCATGACGGTTGATACGTCAAGGGGCGTTGGTGGCGACTTCTCGGCCTTCGTGGTATTTGATATTACGAGCGTACCTTATCAAGTAGTTGCTACCTATAAGAACAATACGGTCGCTCCTACAATCTATCCACAGATCATAAAATCTGTAGCAGATAAATATAACTCAGCCTTCGTTTTGGTAGAGATTAACGATATTGGTGAGCAAGTAGCATCTATCTTGTATCATGACTTTGAATACGAAAACTTATTGATGTGTTTCTCTGATAAGAACGTTCAAAGAATTGGATTTAACTCTGAAGCCAGGATGGGAGTAAGGACGACGGTTCAAGTTAAGTCTATCGGTTGCTCAACTATCAAAACCATGATTGAGACTAACAAGATTTGCTTGAAAGACGAAGAAATGATTGAAGAGTTTGGTAACTTCGTTCCTAAAGGGAAGTCTTATGAAGCAGCTCCGGGTTCTCATGATGACTTGGTTATGTGTTGCGTACTCTTCGCTTGGGCGTCAGTACAACAATACTTTATTGACCTAACAGATCTCGACGTTAAACAAAGTATGCAAGAATCCATGTATGGAAAGTACATGGATGATATTCTACCGTTTGGATTTATTGATGACGGATTTGGCGAGGTATTCAATCCTAGCGAATCATCATCCAACGATTATTCAAACTATTAAAAAACTAAATACTGTAAACGTATATTATTCATACATAGAGGTAAGTAAAATGCCAATTTCGTCACCAGGTGTTAACGTCAGAGAGAAAGATACTACATTTTCTATCCAGAACGTTACCACTAACGCTACAGGATATGTGATGGTAAGCCGTTGGGGCCCAGCCGAGGAAGTTGTAGAGATTACAACTAACGAGAAAGAGCTGGTATCCGTATTCGGTCAACCTGATGTTACAACTTCTCAATCTTTTCATGCGGCGGCTAACTACCTGCTGTATAGCGTTCCGTTGTTTGTTGTTCGTGCTATTGGCCCACTCGCCAAGAACTCCGTTCCTACCGGAAAAACTGCTATCACCGTTAAGAACTCTGAAGAATCAGAATTTGCTAACTTGACTGGAATTTCCTTCATTGGACGTTACCCAGGTCAACTAGGAAATAGCCTGAAAATCTCCGCTTCTAACGCAGCCGGTTATGCTACTTGGGAATATGCAAATCAGTTCAACTATAAACCAACGGGCGATCTATTCAACCTTGTTGTAGTTGACGAAGATGGTCTTGTATCCGGTACTCCAGGAACTGTTCTAGAACGTTACTACTTGCTGTCTAAGACTTCAGGAACCAAACGTACAGACGGAACTACTGCTTACGTTAAAGAAGTTATTCGTACTCAATCCCAATGGGTAAGTATGGGCGACTTGGATGCGTTGGTCTTTGATCCTATTACGTTCCACTATGAAACTTCGCTTAT